TAGAGAGGGAGATACTTTATATTTTAAAGATGACAATAGTTTTATGACTGAAGTCCCTGCAACAGTTGAGTATAAAGATGGGAGAACAGTTTGGTTAGAAGTACCAATACAATTAGTAAAAGATAGAGTAACTAAAAAGAATAAAGAATTATCAGAAAAACTTGAAAAGATTAGATTAAAGAAAGATAAAGAAATAAGAGATAGACGAGACAAGAATCAAGAATTTTTATCAACACAAGAAGGAATGACACCATAATATGACAAAAAACATTAACTGGGATTTTATTTCAGAACTAGAAGGTAAAGGCGTAAATCAAGCGTATGTACCTAGTGATAACTCTGGAGTTACAGTAGCAACAGGTTTTGATCTAAAAGAAAAAGATGCAAACTTATTAAATGAAATAGGTATATCAGAAGAAACAACTAATTTGTTGTCTCAATTTTTTGGTATGTCGGGTGCAGAAGCAAAAGAAGCATCAAAAGGTTTTACCTTAACTGACGACCAAGTATCAGAAATAGATAAAGCTAGTCATAATTGGTATGCAAGTCAAATTAAAAAAGCATATGAAAACGGCGAGCATAAAACTGCTTGGGACGATTTAAGTGAAGCAGAAAAAACAGTTATAGCTTCTGTTGGTTTTCAATACGGATCAGGATTTAAAAGAAAAGATGGTTCTGAAATGAACTTTATAAAACAAGCTAGAGATAATGATTGGGACGCTTTACTTGCTAATTTAAGAAACTTTGGTGATAACTTTGGTACTAGAAGAAACAAAGAAGCTGACTTTTTAGAGAACGAAAAAAAAACTCTAGATAAAGAATTTAAACCTATAGATATAACAAAACAAAAATACTTATGGTCAGAAGAACCTGATGTAAGTAGAGGTTTGTTTTTAGATCAAGCTTATAACTATAGTGAATTACAAAAACACATTGCAGAAGGTAGAACTATATCTGCCGCTTTAAAAGCTTCGTTAGTTGAAAATACAATTTTTGCTAACGCTTATGAAATATTTACTTCTCCAACTTTTATTCAAGAAGATGGATTTAGTATGGAAAATAATAAAGAAGAATTTGATGCTGTAATAAAAGAATATAATTTACAGCCAGAGTTTGCAGATAGTTTGATTGGAGCTCTCAATGGAGAACACTTAAAGTATTTAGCTGAAAAAGCATCTAAACATCAAAAGAATGCAGAACTTCTAGCTTCTTATGGTTGGGGTGGTATAGCCTTACAATTTGGTACTTTTATTTTAGACCCCGTAAATTTAACGGGTTATGGTGCATTAAGTAAAGTAATGCAAGGTAGTAAATTTTTTACAGGATTAACTAGAAGACAAAGTTTTGTTAGAAAAGGATTAGCTTATGGTGGTATGGAAGGAGCTCTATATTCTCCTATAGCGGCAAACAATCCTACAATGGGACTTTCTGATGTATTAATTGCATCAGCTTTAGGTGGTACTCTTGGAGGAGGAATATCAGCTTTAACTGCTAAAAACCTCCGTAATATAGCTAATGCAGAGACTAGACAAGATTTAGTTGAGAATGGTTTAAAGGTTAGTAAAGAAGCAGATCAAACTGTATTTAAGAATGTTAAGCATTCTAAAAAGAATAAGAAATTAGAAAAAGATTTAAATGATACTGCACTAATTGACAACGTAGAATTATTCTTTCCTAAATTAAGAAACATTCCGTTCTTTGGATTTAGTATGACTAGATCAGGAACTTTAGGTACAAGTCTTTCTAAAAAAGCTAGACTTTTTGGTTTTAGATCAATGGAAGAACCTGTTGGTTTTAAAGACAAAAAGACAGGTCAAGCGGCAGTACAAGATAGTACGGTTGAAATGACTAGAGATCAAACTGTAATGAGAGCTCATCATACTGTGTATGGAGAAGTAGGTGAAGCTATGAAAGGTTATTTAAAAGAAAAAGGCTTTGGTGGTATAAGAGGATTTTTTCAGTTTGGTCATAAAACAAAATTTATGCACGATACAAAAAGAGTAATTATTGCTCTTTCTAAAAAAGAAAAGAAATTAAAATTAAGTGCAAGTGAAGAAGTATTATTAAACGACAAGAATTTAGTAAGAGCCGCTAATGCTTATGCAGATGGTTTTCAACTATGGGCTAAACTCTTACGAGAAGCAGGTGTTGAAGGTGCTGAAGATTTAGCACAAAACACAGGTAGATATTATGTACCAAGAAAAATTAGTTTTGAAGCTTTTGCCGCTTTAGAACAAAGAATTGGTGAAGAAGGTATAGAAGATTTATTAACGGGTGCAATAGCTAAACAACAACCTGCATTAAATAGAATTGATAATCCAGTTGCTAAAGCTGAAACAGTTAAAGTTAAAACTGATGATGGTAAAACAACTCAAATATCTGTATCAAAAGCTAGAGCTTTAGCTAGAGTAATTATTAAAGCCGCTAAATATAATAATAAAATGGGTGGCTTTGATATAGAACAATTATTAAGAGAATATATTGATGATGTATTTCAAGATTTATCACAAGCACAAAGAGATAATTTATTTGATGGATTAAGAAATAATATAACTCTTTTAACATCTGGTAGATTTAAACAAAGAATAAGACTAGATGAAAACTATGAAGAAGTAATTAATGGTCAAAGAGTTAGACTAGATGAAATATTTGAAAATGATGTAGACTTACTTTGGCATTCATATACAAACGAAATGGCAGGGTGGTATTCACTTGCAGATAGATTAGGAATTAAAAGTAGAACTGCTTGGAGTAAATATAGTAATGAGCTCAAAAGAGACATTAATGAGGTTTATAGAAATCCAGAAGCAAAAGGTGAATTTAAAAAATTAAAAAACCTAGTACAAAGAAAAGCAGGTGGTCAATTTATAGCTAAAGAAGAAATAGATACAATAGATAGTTTCTTTAATAATTTAATGGGAAGATCAACTGAAACAGGTGATCCTACTATTGGATTAAATAAATGGTTAAGAGATTTAAGAAGATACAATTTTGTAAGAGTTTTAAATCAAGTTGGTATAGCACAGCTTCCTGAATATGGAGTTGCTGTTTCGCAACAAGGTTTTAGACTTTTACTAAATGAAATACCTATATTTAGAAGACTACTTAATGATGCACAGGCAGGTAAAGTAGATGATACTTTTTATCAAGATATGGCAATCATTGGTTCTTCTAATGGTGATGACTATATTTACAGACAGTTTCAAGCATATGATGTTTTAGATAGAGGTATATCTCAATTAGATGCTACGGGTACAAAAAGAAAGTTTATAACTAAACCTGTTCAAAATGCTTTTGAAAAAGGAACAGGACACGCATCTGGTTTAATTGGAATTGATAGACACCAAAGAAGAATAGCTATGCGATTATTTGTGCATAGATTAGCAGAAGATTTAATAGATGTTTCTAAAAAAGGAACAATGCTAAAAGAAATATCTAAAGGAAGATTAAATAGATATAGAGTTTTAGGTTTAAGTGATAAAGATTTATTAGCTTTAGCAAAAGAATTTAATAGTCCTAATGTGGTTACAGAAGTAAGTGGATTAGGTAGACGAGTTTTAAAATTTGACTTTGTTAATTTTAAAGATCAAAATTTAGTAAAGAAGTTTGGTATAGCTGTTAATAGATATACTAAAAGAGCAGTCCAATATAATATGATTGGAGATACAAGTAGATTTTTCTCTGACAAAGCTCTTGGAAAAACAATGTCTCAATTTAGACAATTTATAATGACTGCTTGGAGTAAACAATTTTTACATAACGTAGCTATGGGAGATTTTCAAACATTCTCTATGTTTATGTATACAATGACGATTGGTGGTTCAGCTTATGTTGCACAAGCACATTTCAATACTATTGGTATGAGCCCTGCTGAAAAGAAAGCTTATCTAAAAAAGAAATTAGGAGATAAGGGTGATGTTTATAAAATTGCTATGGCTTCTTTTCAAAGAGCAGGTTGGTCTTCTGTAATGCCACCATTTATGGATTTTATTACAGGTCAAATTGCACCTGAATATAGATTTAATACTAGATCATCTGGTCAAGAAATGAATTTAATTACAGGAAACCCTACTTATGATTTAGGAGAAAAAGTTGTAGGTATTGGTGGTTCAGTTATTAAATCTTTATTTAATTCTGATTACGACTTTAGTAAACAAGATTTAAATAGAATAATGAGAATACTTCCATATCAAAACTTATATGGAATTAATCAAGGAATAAACTTTTTAAGAGATAACTCTGGATTACCAGACAAAGGAAAAATAGGATTATATTAATATATGGCATTTGCAATAGATACATACACGGGTAATAATAGCACAACAAGTTTTAGTGTAACTTTTCCTTACATTGAACAAGCACATGTAATTGTTACAATAGATGGTGTTACTAAAACTTTAACTACAGATTACACATTTACAAATGCGTCAACGATTACTTTTACATCTCCACCTGCAACTTCAGCAGTTATAAAATTTACTAGATCATCAAACAGAGCAACAAGACTTGTAGATTACCAAGATGGGTCTACACTTACAGAAGCTACTCTTGACCAAGACGGAAACCAAAGTTTCTTTATGGCTCAAGAGGGTATTGATATTACTGAAAACAATATCTCATTAAGTAATACTACAGATCAATGGGACGCTTTAAACAAAAGAATTACAAATGTAGCAGACCCAGTAAACAATAATGATGCTGTAAACAAACAATTTATATCTACAAACTTACCTAATATTACAACAGTAGCAGGTATCAGTTCTGATGTTACGACTGTTGCAGGTATTTCAAGCAACGTTACATCAGTTGCAGGTAATGCAACTAATATCAATACAGTTGCAACTAACATAGCTAATGTAAATACTGTAGCGGCAGATATTGCTA